TGACACCTGTCGAACCAAAAATGCCTGATTTTAAGGTTTCGACTCAATATTATCAAGTTGAAAATGGATTTGAACGACTTGGAATGGGACGTGAGGATGAATATTTCTGGAAGACCGCACAGGAACGTGAAAATTTATCCGAAGAGGGTGAAAAATAAATAAAAATAGGGATAGAACCCCTCAAAAAGTTCTATTCTAACAAAATAGGAGTAAAATGGGCAATTCACCAGTAGATAGAAACAAAAGTTATATGCAAGAAGTGTGGGGAACGACAAGTTTGACCACAGATTACTGGTCATTACCCCAAAAAACGAATGATCCCGAAGAAAGAGTGCTTCAAGAGATCATGCACGACGATTTAAAGGAAGGACAGAAAGATCTTCACGAATAAGATATAAATAGGTTAAGAAAACTCTTAAAAAATGGCAAATCAGAGGATATCAAAGGCATTCAAAGACATTAGTTTGTCTTTTGAGCCCCATCCTGTGACAAAAGACTTGCAAGTACTCAAAAATGAGAACGCAATTCGTCGTTCTGTGAGAAATATTGTCGAAACTATCCCAACAGAGAGATTTTTTAACTCTTTGTTGGGATCTGACGTAAGATCTAGCCTATTTGAATTTGTTGATTATGGTACTGCATCCATAATTCAAGGTCAGATTGAAGTCGCAGTAACAAACTTCGAAGAAAGAGTGGAAAATTTGGTTGTAGAGGTAGAACCTAGACCAGATGAAAACACTTTTAATGTAACAGTGATATTTGACATAATAGGACAAGAGTTTCCGACACAAGAATATTCATTCCTCTTAGAGGCAACGAGATAAAATGCCTTTTACAAAGTATTCCAACTTAGATTTTGATCAGATAAAGACTTCTATCAAAGATTATCTCCGTGCAAATTCAACATTCACGGATTTTGACTTTGAAGGGTCTAATTTTTCTGTATTGATAGACACTTTAGCATATAACACATATATTACAGCATTTAACTCTAATATGATTGTCAATGAGTCTTTTCTAGACTCTGCAACACTTAGAGAAAATGTAGTATCTCTTGCAAGAAATATTGGATATGTCCCAAGTTCAACAAAGTCAGCAAAAGCAACAATAAGTTTTGAGGCAACAGCACCAGTAGATGGTAATAATACTCCAACAACCTCTACATTGACCCTGAAAGCAGGTGTAGTATGTGTTGGTAGGTCTAGTGACTCTTCATATACTTTCTCGATTGTAGACGATATAACGGCACCTGTAGACCCCTCTACAGCAAAAGCGCAATTTTCAAATATTACTGTTTATGAGGGTTCTCTACTTGAAAAAACATTTAATTATGATGGATCTCTTGATCAAAGATTTATCCTAAACAATCCATTCATTGATACTTCAACACTTTCTGTTTATGTTAAAAACTCTCTTTCTGTGAAGGGTACAGAGTACGAACTTTCTGAGAATATTTTTGATGTAGATAAGAACTCTAGAATTTACTTCTTACAAGAAGTTCAAGATGAAAGATATGAATTAATTTTTGGTGATGGATTAATTGGCAAGAAATTAGGTTCAAATGGTGATGGAACTTATATTAATGCAAAATATATTATTACCGGTGGAGAAGATGGTAATGGAGCAACAAACTTCTCCTTCTCAGGAACATTAGAAACTGAAAGTACTCAAGTTATTAATCCAGGAATAATAACTGTAACTACAAATCAAGCATCACAAAATGGATCTAAAATTGAATCTTTAGACTCAATCAAATATTATGCTCCTAAGCTCTACTCTTCTCAATATAGAGCAGTAACATCAAGAGATTATGAGTCTATTATTAAAAGAATTTATCCAGATACTGAGTCAGTTTCAACCGTTGGAGGAGAAGAACTAAATCCACCGCAATTTGGAACTGTTCAAATTAGTATTAAACCAAGAAATGGATCTTTTATTTCAGATTTTAATAAGTCAATTATATTATCAGAATTAAAAAAATATAGTGTTTCAGGAATTAATCAGAAATTAGTAGATCTTAAAATTCTTTATGTTGAACTTGATAGTGCGGTTTATTTTAACAATTCACAAACTTCAAGTTCCGATACTTTAAAAACTAAAGTATCAAATTCTTTAACACAATATTCTAAATCTTTAGATTTAAATAAGTTTGGTGGAAGAATTAAGTATAGTAAAATTCAACAAGTTATTGATAATACTGATACTTCTATTACTTCTAACATTACTAAGGTAATCATAAGAAGAGATTTAAAACCAGAATTAAACAAATTTGCACAGTATGAGTTGTGTTATGGAAATCAATTTCATGTAAATGCTAAAGGGTACAATATTAAATCTACTGGATTTACTATCTCTGGTGAATCTGGGACTGTATATTTCACCGACGTTCCAAATGCAGATCTATTGTCTGGAACAATATCTGTCATTAAAAGAGTTGGTGATAAAGAAAGAATTATTATCAAATCTGCAGGAACTGTAGATTATGTGAAAGGAGAAATATTACTTAACACTTTAAATATTGTATCAACATCTTTAAGTAGTGGTGTAATTGAGATTCAGGCATTTCCAGAATCTAATGATGTTGTCGGACTTAGAGATTTATATATCAGTTTAAGTATTGGAAAAAGCACCATAAATATGGTTAGGGATGTGATTGCATCTGGGGATGAAATATCTGGCACTAGATTTGTCAAAGATTTTTATACATCAAGCTATTCTAACGGAAGTTTAATCAGAGAGTAATATGATACAAACTGGATTTGAGTCTAAGGTAAAAATACAAGACCTTATAGAAAGTCAACTTCCAAGTTTTGTCTTGGATGAAAATCCAAATGCCACGGAATTTTTAAAACAATATTACATATCGCAGGAGTATCAGGGTGGACCTGTTGATCTAGCAGATAATTTAGATCAATATTTAAAAGTTGATAATCTGACACCCGAAGTTGTCGTAGATAGTACATTAACAACTTCAACAATATCCGAAAGTGATGATATAATTAATGTTTCTAGTACTAAAGGATTTCCAAATTCATACGGAATCGTTAAAATTGATAGTGAAATAATTACATATACAGGAATAACCACAAATACTTTCACCGGTTGTATTCGTGGATTTAGTGGAATTACTAGTTTTCATCAAGATTTAAATCAAGAAGAGTTGATATTTTCAACATCAACTGCGGAATCTCATAATAATAGTGTTTCTGTACAAAATTTAAGTTCCCTATTCCTAAAAGACTTTTACAAAAAATTAAAATATACTTTCACTCCAGGATTTGAAGAGTTAACTTTTGCTGAAGAAATTAATGCCGGATCTTTTATAAAAAGAGCTAAGGATTTTTATGAATCAAAAGGAACTGATGAGTCTATAAAAATATTGTTCAAAGTACTATTTGGAGAAACTCCAGATATAATAAATCTAGAAAACTATGTTATTAAGCCTTCTTCGGCAAATTATATTCGTAGACAAATTATAGTTGCAGAATCTATTAGTGGAAATCCTTTAAATTTAATTGGACAAACACTAATCAAATCAGATGATGTTGAAACTAATGCATCAATTTCTAATGTTGAACCTTTTTATAGAAATGGAAAAACATTTTATAGATTAGAATTGTTCATCGGATCTAATGAACAGGAAACTATTTTTGGAAATTTTGAAATTACTTCAAGTACAAAGTCACTTGAAACAGTTTCTATAGGATCTTCAGTATTAAATGTAGATTCTACAATTGGATTTTCTGAATCTGGAACAATAATTTCAGGAACAAATTCAATAACATATTCAAGTAAAAGTATTAATCAATTCTTTGATTGTAAAGGAATTGATAGTGAGATAAAATCATCTGATAATGTAAGATCCACAAATACTTATTTTTCATACGAAAACGCAGATTTATCCAAAAAAGTAGAATTAATACTTTATGGTGTAATTAATGGTATCACACAAATTAGTGAAAATGTAAACGTAGATGAAAAAGATATTATTTACGTAAAAAATGTTGGAGAAAAAATTAAAAATGGTAATAGTCAGAAAGAAATTTTTGCAAATTCTTGGGTATATAATACAAGTGTAAGATATAAAATTTTAAGTTCGGATTATGTTTTATCTGCACCTATTGAAGAGTTTAGTTTAAAAGTTGGTGATGAAGTAGAGATTTTAAATAGAGGGACAGAAGATGTAATATCAAACGTTGGAGTTATTGTAACAAATATAGTTTCTGCAGATAATAGAGTTGTTTTAAATAATGCTCCAACATTAGAATCGGGAAAATTTTATGATTTGAGAAGGAAAGTCAATAAATTTTCTTCCACATTTAATTCTGCACCTGCAGAATTTGGTAACAATACACTTTTATCTGATGTATCCAATCTGTATGTGGATGGTAAAGAATATGCATACGTAGCATCAAACTCGTTACCATCAGAAGTTAAAGCAGGTGTTGCAACTGAATATGAATATAATATTCAAGCGGAGTTCAAAAGTATACAGGTATCCAGTCTGGGGTCTGTAGACACTAATACAGGATTCTATACTAGTTTTGTTGCATCAAACAATGTACCTTTCCTTACTGGGGATAGAGTAGAATATTTCCCAGTAAGTGACGTTTTGGTTGGATTAGATACTGGAAGTTATTATATAGAAGTTGCATCAAATCCAAAAGAATTTAAATTATTTGATTCTTTATTTTCTGTAGGAACAAATTCATATAAGTCATTTGGAATACCAATATCTGGAATAGGAACTCACAATTTTACTTGGTATCCTCAAAGATTTGGAAAAATCAGTGCACAAAAACTTTTAAGAAAGTTTCCATTGGAGAAAAATATCGAATTTGGAAATGGAGAAGCAACATCTTCAGGACCTCTTGGAATGTTAATCAATGGTGTAGAAATTTCTAACTACAAATCCAATGATAAAGTTTATTATGGACCAATATCTTCTCTACAAATTTTAAATTCTGGGGAAGAATATGATGTTATAAATCCACCTATTATAACTTCTTCAAGTCCTTCTGGCACATCGGCAAAAATTCAACCGGTTGTTAGTGGTGGTATCGAAAAGGTATATGTAGATCCTCAAGATTTTGACATTGAAAAAATTGTTTCAATTAATATTAGTGGTGGAAATGGTAGTGGAGCTTCTATAGAACCAGTTTTAGTTAGAAAAACTAGAGATGTTTTATTTAATGCATCAGCATTCAGTAATGGTGGTGGTATTAATACAACTACAAATATGATTATTTTCTCATCAGATCATAATTTTATGAATGGTGAAGAAGTAATATATGATTCTACAGGAAATAATCAAATATTAATTGGTGCTGGAACATCATCATTATCAAACTATGGTAGATATTTTATTGGTATTATAAACAATACTACGGTTAGACTTTTCAATTCTATTAGTGAGCAATTGGAAGGATCTAATCCGGTTCAATTTTTCTCTGGATCAACAGGTATTCAAAAATTCTCAACATCAAAATTAAAGAAAACAATTTCTTATGTCAAAATATTAAATTCTGGAGAAGGTTATACAAATAGAAAGTTGCCTTTAAGTTCTGTAGGCATTTCGACACAAAATAATTTATTTGAATTTAAAAATCATGGATTTAAAGATGGAGAGATAGTAACTTATGATTATGAAACTTCAACAATCAATGGACTAAACAAAAATAATCAATATTATATTCTAACTTCCAGTAAAGATAACTTTAGATTGTGTGATGCCGGAATTGGTGGAACCAATAGATCTAATTATGAAAGAAAAAACTATGTCACCTTTACTAATACTGGATCTGGATATCAATATTTCAATTATCCAAATATTTCAGTTTCTATAGATTTTACAGTTTCTGGAATTGGGACTGCCACTCAAACCAGAACAATTACATCAACTCCAGTTGTGAAGGGTGGTATTGCTGATTTATACTTATATGAATCGGGAACTGGATATGGATCAACTATTCTAAACTCAGAATTAAATCCAGTTTTAAATATTGAAAATGGAAGATTGGCAGAATTGACACCGGTAATTAATGGTGGAAAATTAATTACCGTAACTCTCAATTATGGAGGAATTGAATACTATTCAATTCCCGAGTTAACTTTAAATGATTCCAGTGGATCTGGATCTGGAGCAGAACTTAGAGCTAATATCAGTAATGGATCAATTTCTAGTGTTGAAGTAGTTAATTCTGGAATAGGATATTCGTCAATTGACAGCAGTATTTTGATAACACCTGGAGGAAGAAATGCCTTATTGAAAACATCAGTTAGACAACTTACTGTCAATGATTCCAAAGATCGTTTTTCTAACGGAGAATCTTTCTTAGATGGAAAATATTCTGTAATTAATTATTTTGATAATCTGAGAGATTCTTTCAAAGAAACTCCCGGAACAAAATCAAAAATTATTGGATGGGCTTTTGATGGACATCCAATTTATGGGCCTTTTGGAGCAGAAGATCCATCTAATCTTCAGTCTAATACTAAGAGAATGATCTCTGGATATGTTCTTGACACAACTTTAGTAACAGATAGACCAGTAGGATTCTCCAGTGGATTTTTTATTGAAGATTATACATTCAAAGGTGGACAAGATCTAGATGAGCATAATGGAAGATTTGAAAAAACAAAAGAATTTCCCGAAGGAGTATATGTTTATCATGCAACATTAGATTCTTTAAATATTCCAGAATTTCCATATTTTATTGGAGATAGTTATAATTCTAAATCTCAATATGATCAAAATTTAAATCAAACATTTACCTTTAAAAATAGTAATCTGATAAGAAATACAACTCCATATAAAGTATCTGAAAAAGGCGTAAATTACGATTATATCCCACAATTAAGTATTGGTGAACAGCAACATGCAGAAATTGAATCTATATTATCAGGTTCTGTAGAATCTCTATCGATTAATAATTCTGGAGAAGAATATAAGGTTGGGGATATTATAAACTTTACTTCTGATGGAGTAGGATCTGGACTGTTAGTTAGTGTCGGTGAAGTTGAAGGAAAAAAACTTAAAAAAATAGAAAGTGTTTCTACACAATATACTAATAGTGTATTTGAATGGGTAAATAAAAACACGACCAGAGTATATGTTTTACCTGAACATAGTTTTAATAATTCAGATTTTATTAACATATCCGGATTTTCTACAAGTCTAAGTTACTTAAACGGAAGTTTTGAAATATCAGTAAAATCACCAACAAATGCTGTTGCACTATCGACGGTAAAAACTTCTACTGCTACGACAGAAATTTATGTTTCTCCAATTCCAAACAATATTGCAATAGGTAGTAGTATTGGAATTGGTACTGAAACTCTTAGTGTTCTGGGCGTTTTTCCTAACGACAATATTTTAAGAGTTGAAAGAGGTTTAGTTGCATCTAATCATCCAGTAGGAACAGCAGTAACATTTTTTCCAGATAATTTTACTATAACTACACCAGATTCTGAAAAATTTGATTCCAAGATTAATAAAAAAATATTCTTCAATCCCAGTGAATCTATCGGATTTGGTACACTTTCTGGAATATCAACATCCGTAACATTTGATTTTGGAAATACTACAGTAACAAGAGATTTGCCTACAAGATCAATTTATTATAACCAGCATTCATTTGAACATAATCAAAAAGTTGTTTATACTCAGGGTAGTATCCAATTACAAGTTTCTGTAGATGGTGACGCCAATAATGCTCAAGTTTTACAGAATGGGGGAAATTTCTTTATTGTCAATAAAGGACCTCATCTAATTGGCATAAAAACTACTTTAAATTCTTCAGAATTATATTTTACTGGATTTACTGGACTAACTAAACCAAATGAAGATAAGTACTCTCTTGAAACAGTTAATACTCAAATTTTAGGAGATTTTGAATTTAATACTGCAACAGTATCAGTTTCAACTTCTCATGGAATGCAGAATGGGGACATAGTATCTTTAGATGTTAGACCAAACTTAACTGTAGGAATTGGAACATCATCATCAGTAAATCTTATCTATAATTCCAACATCGATAAGATTTTAGTGAATCCAATTGAATTTGGATCTTCTGCTGTTAGTACAAACACTAACACAATCACAATTTCTGAACATGGTTTGAATACTGGAGATAGAGTTCTTTACGAAGATTCTACAAATTCTGCCGTCCATAATAAATTATTTTATATCTTTAAAATAAACAGAAATGAAATAAAACTAACAGAAACTATATTGGATGGAGAAAAAGTACCACCAACAATAGTAAACCTCACATCTTCAGGTGGAGCAAGTCAAAAACTTTCATTGGTAAATCCATCAATACCAATGGTAAAAAATAATGATCTGAAGTTTGATCTTACCGATTCTTCTATCACTTCAAACCAGTATAGATTAAAAATTTATACTGATACTAATTTTGAAAATGAGTTTGTATCTACAGGAAATACATCTATCTTTAGCGTAAATGATACGACTGGACTATTGAAATATGATACAACTATTCCTGAAAAATTATATTATAATTTAGAAAAAGATGGTGTATCTATAAAATCTGACAATGAAGTAAAAAATTATTCTTCAATTAATGTTGTTGAAAGTGGATATAATAAAGAATATAAAGTTTTTGGAATTGTTGGAACGTCATCAACTATTTTTAAAGTAAATCTCAAGGACAAGCCAGAAAAACTTTTATATACTACTGCAGAGTGTGATACTCTCAATTATTCTACAAAATCCAAAACTACTGTTGGTGGAGTTTCTAAATTAAATATCATTTCATCTGGTTCTGAATATAAATCACTACCTTTCCTTTCTCCAACTCAAACGTCTTTAGGACAAGGATTGGAAGTTGCTCCTAATTCCAAAATAATTGGAGATATTAGTAAAATACAAGTTATAAATGACAATTATTTGTATTCTTCAGATCCAACACTAAAACCTGAGGCGGATATATCTCCAAGTATTATACTATCAAATTCAAATGAAGTTGGAGTAGTTTCTATAACCAATTCTGGAGATGGATATACTTCTCCCCCTTTGTTAACTATTGTTGATTTTGATACTAGAAAAGAAATTGATGATGGTATTTTAAATCCAATTGTGAATGGATCTGCAATAAGTAATATTGATATTGTAGTCCCACCAAAAGGATTGCCATCAAAAATTGAAGTTTTTGCAATCAATAATAGTAATGGAATTAGTATCGTAAATGTAGAATCCTCAAATACAGGAATCTTTACTTGCGAAATAACTACTCCTGTTTTAAATGGCATTTCCACATTTACTACACAACCATTTTACGAGGGTGATTTAGTATTTATTGAAGGTATTGAGAAACTTGGAACCAATGGATCTGGATTTAATTCGGCAGATTATGGATATAAGTTCTTTAAAGTTTTTAATCCAAATGGATCTGCATATATTAAAAATCAATCTATTAACGATAAAGTAGTTCTCAGTGCACAAGAATTTACAACTAATACAGGAATAGCCTTAACTGTTCAAGATTCTACAGCTACTATTATTAATAAAAATGATTATCCATCATTTACTACTATCTTAGTATCATCAAAATTTGCAGTTGGAGAACAATTAATTACTTCTAAAGGATTGTCTGATTTGTTTGTTATTGAAAGTGACAGCATTTTATTAAAAGTTCGTGGATCTTATGAATTATCTGCAAATGAGAGTATTAAAGGATCTTCTTCTGGAACAAAAGCTACTATTTTTAGTGTGACTAATAATTCTGCAATATTTAATATAAACTATTCAAATACAAAAGATATTGGGTGGTCTGATGACATTGGCAAACTTAGTGAAAATTTCCAAGTAATAGAAAATAACGACTATTATCAAAATCTTTCATATTCAGTTAAGAGTTCTATAACTTATGATAAGCAAAAATCCCCAGTTCAAAGTTTAACTCATGTTAGTGGTCTTAAAAACTTTGCTGATGTTGGAATAATGTCCGCAACAGCAACTGCTTCAATGGGATCTACAAACTCAATGACGATAGTTAAAGACATTATTCCAGATGAAGTTAGAGTAGATACAATTTATAATTTTGATCTTGCTAGAGATGAAGGAACTAATGAGTTATCAAAATTTATTATTTTACAAAATAAAAAATTAACTAATTATATCGAATTAACAGGAAATGAAGTTCTAAGAGTTGATGATATTAGCAATCAATTTTCAAATTTTGAATCTGAAAATACAGAATTTACGAATATTGATGAGATAAATTCATTAGATTCATATAATAGATATTCCGTATCACTTAAAAATGCATCGGAAACCCAATTACAATTTTCAGAAATTACAGTATTAAATATTAATAAAAATGCTACAATTATTGAAAATGAATCTATAGTTAATATTGGATCTGGAGAATATACTGAAGAAAATTCTTATGGATCATTTGAATTAGTTACTAATGAAATAGAAGAGACATTTTTAAGATTTGTTCCAAAAAATCCATTTGATATTGATTATAATATTAAAGTTATCAAACAAAGTTTCAATTCTAGTATTATTGGATCTGGAACTACGACTATAGGATTTATAAATCTAGAATCATCTGTAGATATTGAAAATACTGGTATTGGATCTACTACCATTTTCTCTGTAAATGCAAATAATTTTAAATCTGCAATGATAAATGCGGAAGTGAAAGATAGTGTTACTGGTAAAATTAATTTTGTTAAATTATACGCCACTCACAACGATACAAATTCTTTTCTATCAGATTACTACTCCGATTTAAACGACGAAAATATTTCTATTGGTTCTCAGATAGGAACATTCTATTCAGATTTATCTAGTGGAATATTTTCAATTTATTATGACAATACTACATCAAATTCTATAACTATTAGATCAAATACAGTAGGATTTGGAACTACAGATGTTTCTGGCATTAGTTCAACATTTAGATTTATATTAAATGGTCAAATTCCAGGTAATGAAAAATCTGCAATTTATCAATCTGAATTCAGTACAACAACTGGAGGGTCTTCTACCGATATCCTTTCCGTAGATAAGAGTAAATTTAATGTATCCAGATCCATTGTCGAAGTAAGTATTGGATCAACAAAAGCTCTTCATCAAGTAAGTGTTATTGATGATGGTGTAAATGTTTATACACAACAATCTCCGTTCTTATCAGCAGGATCAACAGATATATTTGATGATGCTTCTGGAATTGGAACCTTTAAGGCAGAGATAAGTGGATCAAATTGTATTTTAAAATTTTATCCAAATTCTGGACAAAATGGTAGTATTGAAATATCTACATTAAGCAAAGTATTCTATTCTGAGTTAGATGCTTTAAATAATTATCCAAATAATAATTATGGTGCATCTAGTGAAAATTTATTTAATGTTTTCTATAACTCTATAAATGGAACTAGAATTAATAGAACAAATTTTGAATTGAATAGTGATTCTATTCCTATCTTTGAAAAAGTATTCAATCCTTCAAATACAAGTATAGTTTCTGCAGGTGGAACTTTTTCAATTAAAAATCATTTCTTTAGAACTGGTGAAGAATTGACTTATACTGCCAATTCCACTTTTGATGGAGTCAGTGCAGTTTCTATGAAAATGAATGCAACTGATAATATACCATCGGCCGTATATGCAATTAAAATTGATGATAATAATTTTAAAATTGCAACTAGTCTTTCTAATGCTAATAGTGGTATAGGAACAACTATAGCATCCCGTGGCAGTGGTAATGCTCACAAATTTACTGCAAACAAGCAAAATCCAAAATCGGTAATTACAATCGATGGGTTAGTACAATATCCACTAACTCAAACCAAACTATCATACTCTATAGACAACTATGGATCTATTGGAGCATCATCTACAGTATTTTCATTGTCTGGAATATCTACAATTAATCCTACAGATATTTTAAAAATAGATGATGAGTACATGAAGGTTGTTAATGTTGGTCTAGGCACTACAAATGTAGGACCTATTACCAATACTGGTACAGAGAATTTGGTCGTTGTGGAAAGAGGGTTTGTTGGGTCTTCTGCAAATACACATACAAATAATTCTACCGTAGATTTATTCAAAGGTGGATTTAATATTGTAGGAAATACTATACATTTTACAGAACCTCCTAGAGGAAATCCTCTTATCCAAAAAACAGCATCTAATGTAGATTTTGAAAAATCTGATTTTACTGGAAGAGTATTTTTAAGATCTGATTATAGTACGAATAAAGTTTATGATGACATTTCAGATGAATTTAACGGTATTGGAAGAACATTCACATTAAAATCAAATAGATCTGATATATTAGGTATTGGTACTATTGGTGGATCTGGATTTGTATTTGTAAATAATATTTTCCAATCACCAACTACAGAAAACAATAGTAATAATAACTATTCAATTATTGAGCATGAGTCTTCTCCTAATGTTGGAGTAACAACAATTATATTCAGTGGAATTAGAAATCCAGATTCACCTTTCAATATCATTGAAAGTGCTTCTGATGTTAATCAGAATGACACTCCAAGAGGTGGTATAATTGTTTCCCTTGGATCTACACCTGGACTTGGTTTTGCACCACTTGTAGGTGCATCAGTTACGTCTGTTATTAATGGTAGTGGTCAAATTACTGGAATTAATACTAATTTCACTGGAGGAACTCATGGTTCTGGATACAACAGTATAGTTTCCATTGGAGTTACTATATACGACCCAACTGGAAATGGATCTGGAGCAGCAATTTCTGCAGCACCAGTAGGGCTTGGAGGAACATTAACATTTACAATTGATCAACAAGGATCTAATTATTCAAATCAAACTGAAGTTTTTGTATCGTACCCTTCATATCAAAATCTTCCAATTACTGGAGTTTCTAGGTTAAGTGATGGAGCAACTACAGATTGCGGATCTGGACTATTAGTTGATTTGGAGATTGGAGCATCAACTGGTATAGGTTCAACTTTAAGAGAAGTTGCTGAGTTCAAAATTGCTAGACAGGGACATTCTTTCCGTAGAGGTGATGTCATTAAACCTATTGGATTAGTTACTGATAGGTCACTATTC